TTCCTTTATGACTAAAAAGTGATTTTTCCAAATGGTCTTCTCGATCATCTGAGTTGGGCTGTTGAGTGGATGTTCTTCAACCATTTTCACATGCCCATCTTCCGGACCCTTCTCCCATACTTGCACTATTACCTGATGGTTACTGTTGTCAGCGTTTTCGATCCGAATTGCCTTTGTCATTTTTCACCTCGTAAAAAAAAGATTTAACTGCATTTTTTTCCCAACAAAGCATTTAACCGGACCAGAAAAAGCCCCGGCATTTTATAGTCAGCCCGGAGGCTGGCCGGTTAATTTGTCAATACCCTACAATCCGATAAACACTAGGGTACCCTTTTTATCATTTTAATTTTGATTTAAAAAAATCCTCAATGCCTTGACAAAGCGCTTTAGCCACCAATTCGGTATTGAGTTTGGAAAAATCACCAGCCGCTGAGAGAAATAGCGGCTCCGGAATTACAAACGGGCAGTTCGTAAGCCGTAGCATGGGAATTACAGGCTGTGATCTATCCTGTCTATAATACCCGATTTTCACCCCGCGATCGGCGGTTTTAAGTGCCGATACCAATCGTTTCTGAATCAGCTCCGCCAAACTTTTTCCTTTTTGCGATCCAGAATATAACGTTTCACAACCTTGAACATCCGGATCGCTACAGGAATTAAAATGCAGCTCAAGACCGCAATCCGCGTCAAGCTGATTGATTTTTTCAATTTGTTTCGCATTTGAGTCCGCTCCAATTAACCAAACTTCATACCCGCGTTGTGACAGCAGATTAACGCAACGCCCGACGATTTCAGAGGTCAGACCATATTCTGAGTTGATACCTGTTGTAGCACCTGGATCGACCGGTGTATGCCCTGCTGAGATCGCTATTTTCATAAGTTTTCCAATTTTGTTTCTACTTTCTGGATTCGGTATTCGTGGTTCCCTACTCGTACAATTAGCCCGCCAAGATCTGCTTTTTCGAGCCGATCGGTTAATCGCTCAACCTTACTACCCAACTCAAAAAAGCTCTGGCGCAACAGAGCAATTTCAGTATTAACAAACGAATACCACGCAATCACTCCCATAACAGACACCAAGAACACAGACGAAAACGCACCGAAAAATGAGACGAGCAACTGTTGCCTGAGATGCTGCCGCTCACTCATTGTCCGCCCCTGCGTTATCGGGTTTATTTTTTTGGTACCACTCCAGGATTAATTCCCGGCGCTTGGAATTGGTTAGATCCTGATCCTGAGGAAATTCGGATTCTCCACAGTTTAAAAAATAAAACTCAGACAACTGAGCGGTCGTTAAACGCTTGATCTGCTCCGATAGTGGTTTTTCTGCTTCTTGCCGCTCAAATGCAGTTTTTTCGACTACCTGGGTCAATGTCTTTTTATTGATTAACTTAGGATCCAGTTCCAAAATTTCCCCTCGCTTAAAATCAAAAGGCTGCAGCGCTTCATAAACCCCTTTTTTGATTTCCTTCACCAGGTATTTCCTACGCCTGGCCGTTTCCTCATCCATGCCAAACACCTGATGTCGTTGCATTTGGTAGCTCTGACTCGTGACGATAAATTTTTCCATCTATCACCTTATAGTGGAGGGCCGGTCAGCCCTCTTATAGTTCTAGAAACCGATAAATACTAGGGTACCCCTAATTTTATCAGATTAACCAAACGTCGCCAAACAGGCGTGCTGCCAGTAGCCATAGCCCACATTACGGATGGCATCAATGCCGTAGTGGTGCTTGTCTTCATTAAACTCCAACTCGGACCCTTCGGCGATCGCTTTGATCGAGATCGGCTTTTCTTCCTGAAGTATAAACGGTTTCACGTTACCATCCGCCCGATAGACAACAATTTTGTTGGTCCAGGTTGAGCGCGGATTCATTGCCAAATTTACCGTGAATCCAGCATTTTTCAAGACGTTGGTTTCGCCGGCGCCAAACGTTGCGCTCGAAACTGCAGAGGCAGCCGCGGGAAACAGTGTCACTGGTACCCGGACCAGAAACTGTTTCGCGGTTTCGTTAAAGGGTTCGTTTTGATCGTCTTTGAAACCGAGAATGGCCGTGATGCATTGAAAAATCGACAGCATCATTTCCTGTGCGCTGGGGGCAGTTGTTGAACCATGCACGGCAGCCGGTAATTCGGAAATATCGATTGCCAGATCATTGCTCTGAGCCGTGACATTATTTCCTTCAACATGATCGTCATCGAAAAAAAACTGACCGTCGTAACACAGGGCACTTTCACCGGCTATTTCGGCATCGGCAATCAATTTTGCCCAATGCCCCATTGCCCGGATCGCTTGCTCCCTGACGCGGACCAATATCTGTTGGGTTTTGTCCCGCCGCAAATCATCCACCGAAATTTCCAAAGTGGACTCATATTTTTTATTCAGGATCGTGATACCATTTTCCCAGAACCCCTTCGCATGGCGCTTGCCAGTCCATTCCCGCATTTGCGGTACCATGCCCAACCACTTATACGTTTCGGATTCCTGATCGCTCGGGAAGTACATCCCGAGCTGACTGATCCAACTTGCGCCGAATTCGATCGCCAGTTGCGCAAAAAATGCCCCGATGATACCGCGAGACGATAAAGAAGATGCACCCATTTTTATTCTCCAATTTTTAAAATTTGGGTAAATCCTCCATCACCGGGAGGAATTAAGGAATTAAAAAAAACAACTACACCCCAGGAGTCTAGGCGGCTGCCCTGAATACGGCATACGAAATAACAGCGTCATTACTCGTGTTTGCAGCGTCCAGGGTGAACGTAATTGTGTTGAGACTTGCAATAGCACCTTGTAAAATTGTGCCCTCAGTTCCCAAGGTCAGAAAGCTCGCAACAACAATATCGGTTGCAGCAACACCCATAACGGTAGCCGCCAAAGTAGCTCCACCTCCGGACCAAGTGACCTCGCCGGCATATTTTACAACATGACTCGGTAGGATTCCGTCATCGATGTGCTCAACGGATATGGCATCATCCGCTATTTTTGTACCATCCACGCAATCTGCCTCCAGATCTCCGTTAGCGATAGATGCAGCAGGAGCGCGCGGAACATCGAAATATACCTCCGCATAGCCGGTACTGATCCAGCGTGCGACATTTCCGATCCGGCTGTTGGAACCGGCCGTTAGTGTGAACGTGTTATCGTCCGACGCATAGACAGCCGGATGATCGTTGGCTGTGATCGCGATCCCCGAGATCGGCAAAACAACAACCCCGCGTGTCCGTACTTGGACATTGATTGCTCCGGCAGATCCCAGGCTGTTATCCGCCTTCTTAGTTGCAAATCCCTGAAAGGGATCACCCGCCACCAGAGGACGGGAATACCCGGAGCCGTTTTCACCGACGGAAGCCCCCTCATAAATAATGTCCGCGGCAATTACGGGGAGAGCATTGACGTCTCCTAATCCATAATCTCGCGGTTTATCGGTTGCTAATGTAGTCATATGTTAACTCCATTGATTTTGTTATTTAAAACACCCGCGTGCTCAACGCCAGGGATTATTTCCGCAAAATTTTTGCTTGCCCGGATTGCTCGGCTTTAACGTACGCCAGATAACTGGCATAATCACCCAGGAATTCCGCCTGCAACGCCTGATCTTTGTCCCAATTGGCTTTTGCTTGTTGATCCAGCGGCAGATTGTCGCCAGTTTTTTTGGGATCTGGAACCGCCACATTAGCCGGATTGTCCACCGGTACCGGTTTGGGTTTTTCGTCTGCCAGTGCTTGCGCTTGGACTTTCAAGTGCTGCCGTTCGGCAGCGAGAAACCGAATTGCTGCATCCCCAGCGGAAATTCCCTCGCTAATGCATTTCTGCATCAATTCTTCCTGCCCAGGCAAAGCGGCCGCAGTGATCGCCAAAATGCGAGCACGTTCCTGATCGATTCCCGCTTGATTTTCGGTTTTGCTTGCTTCCTCAATTCCGTGTTTTTTTCCGGCATCGAATACCACTTGATAGAGTGCCGGGTGATCGGTTTGGAGCGTTTGTACCGTTAATTCAGCCATAGTTTCCTTTTTAGTATTGGTTTTAGTTTGTGTTGAGCCACCGCCAACAACAACTGGAGATTTGATCTTTCCAGTTGAAAGTTCGGCCAGATATTCGGACATGGTTGCGACACCGTCAACCAATCCCACATCAATTGCCTGCTGGCCGATAAAAATTTTTGCCTGCCAGTCAACAATCGTTTTAATCGCAAGGCCACGATCCTGGGCAAGATCATCAGCAAATAGTGTGAAGAGATAATCCACTTCCTCTTGTAAATATTTTTTGCCCTCTGTCGATAGTGGCTTGATATCGCTGGTAATGTTTTTATATTTTCCTGATACAATTTCAGTGACCGACATTCCATAACGCTCATCCGCTTTGGAATGATCGACATGAGTGGCGATCACGCCAATTGAGCCGACGGGATTGGTTTTTCCGGTGATCCGGATTTCTTTAGTCGGGGCCGCTAACAGCATGGCGGCACTCGTCAATTGACCGTCTGACCAGGTGTAAGCCGGTTTGCTGCTGGAACGGATAATAGCGGCTGTTTCAAATGCGCCCTTCACAGTTCCCCCGGGTGAATCGATATAGAGTAGGATTTTTTCTACCTGGGTATCACCCTCGGCTTTATGGATCGCTAACTGGATCGTTTTGTAGGAGGTGCCTCCGAAAAAATACGTAAAAAATGAATTTCCAGGAGTTAGTACTCCATGGATTGGGATCACTGCAATATTGTTTTTCAGTGCGTAAAACTCGCTGTTTTTTTCCACGCTTCCGGCTAGAGCGGTAAAATCAATTTTTTCCCGACGCAGGTGATAGAGATAGGTTTCCTGCATATCACGCAGCGTCTGCAGATCAATTGCCCAGGCACTATTTAAAATGTCTAATATTTTCATTCTTCAATCAGGTCTTCAGGTTTTAATTCTTTCGGCAATGGCTCTTCAATTCCAGCGGCTACTAACAATGCATGTTCATGCAATAATTGATTGTATACCGCACTTTCCCAGTCCTTGCCGCTCGTTTCCGCCGTGATCATTTTCCGCGATTTAGTGGCAGCTAGAATAGCCGTTTCATTTGCCTTGGCTTCCTGTAACTCATTGATTGCCTCCCGCACCGGACCAGTCCATTGACTGTAACCAGATCCGCGATAGGCGTTTTGTATCAGCGGATTCCTGAAATAGCCTGGTGCGTACATCTTTCCATTCGCTACCAATTCATCCAACAACGCCTCAGCAGCTTGCTGACAAAGTCCAATTGCTATCCGGATACGGTGAGCCAGCACGGTCACCCAAAATAAAATCACTTCACCACGTGAGGCGCTATAACTTTTGTCATACGCCATTAGGACCGAGCTTTTTGGAGTACCACAATGCGCTCCGATCTCCATGACCAACGATTCAAAAAATGGTAAGTATCCAGTGCTTGGACGCTTGGGATCAAACGCCTGGATTTCTTCATTCGTTCCGATACGGAATATAGATCCGGAACCCAATGCGATTTTATTTGCAGTTGAATTTCCGGACTCGTTGGATAGTGGTGATTTTTTATTGAGATTTGTACTTTGCTTGTTGCCTTTAATTACGAGTGTATAATAGCTATTTAGCACTGCGGCCAGTAATTCCGCCTTGGAGTACCGATTGAGGTTGAGCAGTTTCCCTGTTACGCTGCCCAAAATCGGAATACCTCTGGTTTGTCCTGGTCGCAATTGTACGTAATGATGCAGTATATTTCGTCGACCGGTTACTGAACCAAAGATTTCACGCTCAACCCAGCTTTGAGCCTGGGAATAGGCTCGTAAATTTCCAGGATGATACTTCGAAAAGCAAGCTTTTTGAGCAACTCCATCTGCATCCTTACGGATGCCGTCAATTAACGTCGTTGAGTTTTGTTCGGAGTTGGGGTTTGAAACCATTTCCCCTTCAACTGTCTGGATTTTCAACCGGAACGGGGAGCCTGGACGAACCATATCTGTCAGGACAGAAAAACAATCCCCGCCCTCTAACTGAGAGCGCAGGGTCTGATTCGTTTTTTCAGGAAAATTTAACTGTCTTGTATAGTCGCATTCGTAGCTTTCCGACCACAATTTATAATATTCGGAAAATTTACGTTCCCAGGCGGCTTTTTGCTGCAGATCCATCCCCAACGCAATGTGGTCAATTTGCGGATGAAAGGTCAGCCCGTTAGGTCCGATCGCATGATCTACAATCCGGTTGATAATCGCAGACGCGATCGGCACGTTGCGAATATGGTCCCGAGATCGATCAACCAATGTATCACGCTGACCCCAATCAACGGCTGAATCCGCATCCGAAATTCCCGTCGTGAATTTCTCGAACTCAGCAGATACCTTACTCGCACCCTGCCAGTGATAGATTGCCATTGCCCGGTCCAACGTGGACTGGAATCTACGATTGGCAATCCCAGGCGACAGTTTTGCGATCGCTCGCTCTACTTTACTGCCGGTGTGGCGCTCAATAATCTGTTTAATGTCGGCCAGGCTAGTCATCCGTCGGTACTCCCTGACTTACAATGATTCCCTGGTTATCGTCCGTCAGTTCATTCACTTTGTTGTTCCAATAATCAACATCGCTCTGCAAAGCCTGTAGCTGTGGACGTTGTAAGGAGCGTCCTGCAATTGAGTAACTGATGTTTCCCCGCGCTTTGCTCAATGCCGCCAGCGCTTCAGCTAGATGTGTCTCCGCCTGTGCTAATGTAATGCCCGCCATATTTACCCAATTAAAAGACCAAAAAAAAACCCGCTCAACAAAAATGCTGAACGGGTTCGCTTTCAGAGATAACACACCAAAAAATCAAAAAGCAAATAATTTTTTATTATTTATCAAGATTTTCACTTAAAATTTGTAATGCGTTGTTGTTTTTATCTATTTAAAATTCGATTCCCTTCGAAACAATCCCTTCGGTTTCATTTTCAACGATCACATTGCATCCGTTTTTGTTCCAATTTTTGTAATCATCCCATTCTACAGGCCGTCCATCAGTATAGATATAAAACGTTGCCAAGTTATAGTTGATTAAGTCAAAAGGCTCGTTGTGTGCGTAGTCCGGTTTTTCCCAGGACTGTGTATCTGGGTTAAATTGCTCGGCTGTTAGTCCCCGGAAAAAATCCTCAGTAAAAGAGGGGTGTTTGCTAAAATGCACCCGCCCGTTCTTGATGTGATTATCAATCAACGTCTTACCTTCATTTACGTTCAACTCCCGCTGATTCTGGCCATATTTGTTTTGGATTGAAGCCGAGACAAACGTTTTCCGTTTATCCCGACCGGTACCGCCGAAAACACCCGTTATTTCCATTCCTTGATCCTGCATTGTTTCTAAAAACGGGGATACTACAATTGATCTAAACCCGGTATCAATCGAGCGGTGCAGAATCGGCTGCTGGGCCCCGAATGAATTTAGATACCTGCTGTTAAAAAATAGCTCCAGATCATTAAAAGGTGAGCCAGGCAACCCGTATTTAATCAACGTATCCCCGCCGATGATTTTATATTCAATGCAATACATTTCGTCATTTTCACCATGCCCGACAACTAATGCCTCAATCCGATTATTCTGGACATCGGCAGCGGCTGTTAGGATGATTGCAGATTCCGGAATTACCTGGTAATCCTCCCGTGATTCATATAACTGAGAGTGATTGACTCGTTTTTTTGCTCGCCTATTTTCCCATGGCAGTCCGAGCTTGGTGTTGTAAAAGACCACCATCGGTTTGGGATTTCCCCGTTCAAGCTCACAAGAGGCTTTTTTAAACTCATGGCACATCTCATCCCAACTATAGCCCAACAGACTATAAGCAGATGACATTTGCCGACCGACAATTTCCGGATTTGTTGATTCTTTAGTGGGTACCCAACGCGCCCCATTTTCAATTTGCATAAGATCGTATTTATGTTTTTCTGGAATCAGTCGGTTGCAACCTAAGCACTCAAGGACTGCCGATTGCAGCCCTGTTTTATAGGGCGGCCGAATCCTCCAAAAATCAATCGTCTGGGATTGTGGGCAATGGGGACAGATAATTTCGTAATATCGCTGATCAGTCGTTTTAAACTGCTGATAAATCAGACTCGTTTTTGCATCGGTCGGACTGCCTGAGCATGCGAATTTATAATCGCCCAACCTGGCGTTTTTCCGGTTAAGTGCCAGGTCGATTGGGTTTCCCTGCCCCCCACGTTTTTCGGTTCCACCGATATCCCTGGGAAATCCGTCGATATCGTCCATCAATATAACCGCCGCTGAAAAATGCCGATAGGCTTTTTCACTAATCCCTCCGACGAACTTCATCGGAATTCCTCCAACCAGGATTTTTAGTCCCAGGGTTGACCGGTTTTTTTTATCCCAGCCATCATAAATTTTACCTTTTAAATTTGGGTTATTTTCAATTCCAGGATCGAGCCTGACTTTTACAAATTCGGAGGCAAGATTGTCGCTTCCGAAATACATAATTAATGGTTTTTTATATAAATCAATATTTCCATGTAATATTATTTCGTAAAAACTAGTAACAGCGATTTGTATGCCCTTCATCCAGTAGTCCTGCCGGACATTGGATTGCCAAGATAGAAACTGCAGCGGCTCTAATAAATAGGGAGTCAATGTAAAATCGATGACGCCCTGGGCCTTTGCTTCTGGCGGTAAAATAAATTTTCTGGCAGCCCATTGGTCATATGTTAGGATGGGATCGGGAGTAACCCCGGAGATAAAAGAGTTAACGAGATCCTGGAACATTATGTGATATTTTTGGTTAGGTTCGTCAGAGCTTGTTTGATCTCTGATATTAGCGACTGTTCAATTTCATGCCGGGATTTTCCCTCCAGTCGTGAAGAGATTTTAGCAGGAATGGTTTCGAGTGCATCTCGCACCGAACGCCCGATCTGAAACCATTTGTCCATCGTTGGCTGTTTCAGGATCGTCAACCCCTCATCTAAATCGTTTTCGATTTTCAATTTCCTCGCTCGCTCAAACGCCTGGCGTTTTAGCAGAGCTTGTAGGGAATCGTTTTCCCCCGGTGGTTTAGAGTAATCAATATCATCAAGATCGATGTTTGTAGTACAAGGTTTCCCGAGCTTGGATTTCTGG